TCAAGCACTTCACCAACGGTACAATATGCCACCTATCTCACCATCCTATCCCCGAGCAGTTCCATCCGATCCATATGCCATCTGCCAGAAACCATACCCTGCATTAGAACGTCCATCAGCTCCCCAGACAAACTCATCCCTCATGAACACGTTTTCATCATTATTCCTTGTTAAAGCCGTCAGTTCCACTGGTTTTCTCTTCTGGAAGATGAACGGCTTCAGGAATTTATTGGTACATAAGAGAAACCATGCATCCGGTTTGTCTGCAAGTTCAGTCGCAACCAATAATTCCGCTGTATCCTTATATACATTGGTTGTTCCTTCAATCTGGTCTGCTTTGAGGATCAATCTTGCCATTTTCTCATTTGCAGGCGCTACCACAAGAAGATCAGGAACCAGATTGAGACTCTTTCCCTTGTCTCCAGTTACACTCATGATTGCAGTACGTGCTGTCTCATAAGAATCTGTAGAAAGTTTCAAGTGTGACATATTGCTTGTTGGTGTCTTTCCACCTTCTCCTGACGGATGATCTGTTGCGAAGAATGGCTTTCCATCATAGCATTTTTCTGTGAATCCTTTCTTCATTGTCTCAAATACAAGGGTGTCCGGATGTTCTGCGGCTGCTTCTCCCATGTTAGAAAATAATGGAGTATATACTCCGTACTGATCATCCTCAATATCATCTCTCGGAACAGAAACAGTCATCTCAAAC